TGTAAGGAAGTAAAGTGCACGCTCGTGCAAGTCGCGCTGGCCGACGGCGCGACGGATCCGGATTCGGATAGCGTCGACATGGAGGGTTTTGACGGCGTGATGTTCCTCGGCATCGTCGGCACGGTCGCGGCCACCGGCACGGTGACCCTGGCGGCCGAGCAGTCGAGCGACGACAGCACGTTCGCCGCGCTGAGCGGAATGTCCGCGGAGGCCGGCGCTACCGACGACGACAAGTTCCTCTTGCTCGACGTCTACCGCCCGACCGACCGCTACGTGCGAACCGCGCTGACGCGCGGCACGGCCGACAGCGTCTACGGCGGGACGATCGCGATCCAGTACCAGGCCCGCAAGAAGCCGACCGTGCAGGACGCGAGCACGCTGGCCGCCCAGGTCCTGGGGATCTCGCCGGACGAAAGCTGATCGAGCGATGAGCAGTGAGCGATGAGCAGCGAGCCAGAGGGGCTTCCTCAAGGCTCATGGCTCAAAGCTCATGGCTCAAAGCCCGACGCACGAAGCACGCGTCCCATTTGATTCCCGTCACACAACAATCAAAACAAATGAATTTGTCGAAGGGCGTCAAGATCACGCTCGTGCAGGCGCCGCTGGCCGCCGGCCAGACCGGCGCGACCGGCGCGAGCGTCGACATGACGGGCTTCGACGGCGTGATGTTCGTGGGGATCGTCGGCGAGTTTGCCGGCGCCGCCCTGCTCGCTGTCACCGCCTATCAGTCAAGCGACGACAGCACGTTCAACGCGCTATCGGAGATGAACGCGCTGGTCGACGACAACGACACGTTCCTGCTGATCGACGTCTACCGACCGACCGACCGCTACGTCCGCACTACGGTAGCTCGCGCCGGCAACGACATCACCTACGGCGGGACGATCGCGATCCAGTATCGCGCGCGGAAGAAGCCGACCGCGCACGACGCGGCCACGCTGGCCGCGGAAGTGCTGGGGATCTCGCCGGACGAAGTTTGAAGAGTGAAGAGTGAAGGGTGAAACGGATTGACGATTGTCGATTGATGATTGTCGATTGTTGAAGTCACGTCACACAGGAACCAAAAAATGCGCGTCAGAATGAAGACGACGATGGCCGGTCCGCAAGGTTGCGCGCGGCCGGGCGACGAGCGTGAGTTCGACCAGGCGACCGGCGAAGCGCTGGTCCGTGGCGGCTACGCCGAACTACTCGACGGGAGCCTTTCCGTGCAGAATCCGAGCGCCGAAACGACGGCCGCCCCCGGGCCGCCCGAGAACAACGCCGCGGCCGGCAACGGCAAGCCCAAGCCGACCGACGACGACGAGGAGTCCGAGACGAACCAGCCGTCTGGTGAGACGAACCAGCCGGCCGACGAGGCGACCGACGCCACCGACGAAGCGGATCCGACGCTCGACGAGCTGGGGATCGACGGCAACGACGCCGCGCTGCTCAAGGAGAAGAACCTCCTGACCCGTTCGGCGATCGAGGAGTTCGACGCCGGCCCGGGCCTCGAGTCGATCAAGCACATCGGCAAGGTCAGCGCCGGCGAGATCCGGGAACTGATCGCGCTGAGCTATGAGGAGTGATTGACGATTGTCGATTGACGATTGTCGATTGACGAGGGTCTTCCTGGTAGCTCATAGCTCAAAGCTCACTGCCCGACGCACGCGTTCCAACCGATTCCGTGATCGCAACAACCAAAATGAACGCCTACAACCAAACCGTCGCTCCGGTCAATACGGTCGTCGCTCGATCGGACGTGAAAGATCACGCCAAGATCGAGCACACGGTCGACGACGACCTGGTCGACGCCTACCTGGCCGCGGCGATCCGGATCGCGGAGGAACGGCTCCGGCGGCAGTTGATCACGGCGACCTGGGTGCTGAAGCTCGACGCCTTCCCGGCCGACGGGGCCATCGACTTGCCGCGACCGCCCTTGCAGTCGATCACCTCGATCACCTACGTCGACACCGAGGGCGACACACAGACCCTGTCGACCGACGTCTACGACGCCGACACCGACAGCGACCCGGGTGTTTTGGTATTGCAGCATCAGCAGAGTTGGCCCGTGACTCGGGACCAGCGCCACGCGGTAACGATCACCTACGTCGCCGGCTACGGCGACGACCCCGAAGACGTGCCGGCCGACTACCGGCTGGCGATCAAGATCCTGGCCGCCGAATACTACCGCGAACGCGAATCGGGCGGAGCCCTGCCCGGCGTGGTCAAAGCACTGCTCGGCGACCGGAACTACAACGCATAGCCGCGCGGCATTTCGCGCGAAATGGACCATGCCCATCGACTCCGGAAAACTCGACAAGCGGATCACGATCCAGCAGCCGCGCGAGAGCACGCACGGCGGCGAGGTGACCCGCGTCTGGGAGGACCTGGCCACCGTCTGGGCCGAAATGATCCCGTTGAAGAGCGACGAGTCGGTCGACGCCGAGCAACTTGCGTCGCGGATCACGCACCGGCTGCGGATCCGCTACCGGCCCGACCTTACGATCACGAGCCGGATGCGACTGAAGTACGGCAGCCGCGAGCTGCACATCGTCGGCCCGCCGCGCAACCCGCGCGAGCGGAACGAAGAACTGATTATCGACTGCAAGGAAGACGAATGACCGCCCAGTTGATCGGCGCCGACCGGTTGATCCGCAAGCTGGATAGCTTGCCGGGGAAGGTCCATCGCAAGGTGGTCCGGCAGGCGGTCAACAAGTCGGCCACGCCGCTGGTCAAGGCGGCCCGTCGCAACGCGCCGCGCGAGACGGGCCTGCTGGCCAAGTCGATGGGCAAGAAGCTCAAGAGCTACTTCGCCCGCGGCGTCGTGCTCAGCGTGCTGGGCCCGCGCAAGGGACAAGGCAAAGAGGTCACGTTGCCCGACGGTGCGACCCAGTACCGCGACCCGGTGAAATACGCCCACCTGGTCGAGTTCGGCACCGCGCACAGCCCGGCGACCGGCTTCATGCGGCGAGCCTACGAGGAGCAGAAGGGACCGGCGATGGTCGCCATGCAATCGCACATCAAGACCGGCATCGAGCGGGAGGCGGCCAAGTCATGACGCTCTACGAAGCACTGCACGATTGGCTCTGCCAGCAGGAGGCCGTTACCGCACTGATCGGCCAGCGGGTCTACCAACAGCAACGTCCGCAGCGGCAGACGAAGGCGTGCCTGGTGATTACCGAGATCACCGCCGCCGGCGGCCACCACCAGACCGGCTCCGACAGCCTGATCGACGCGCGGGTGCAACTCGACGCCTGGAGCACCAGCGTCGGCGAGTGCCGGCAGATCCGCGACGCGGTCCGCCAGGCGATCGCCGGCCTGAGCGGAGAAATCGCCGATCCGGCGGTGACCGTCGAGAGGGTGTTCGTCGAGAACCGAATCCTCGACGCCCATCGGACGGCCGGCGGCGGCGAAGAGGTCTGGTACCAGGGAAGTTTGGACACGCGGATCCTGTATCGAGAATGAGGTAACGAGTCATGGCACAATACGCGGCAACCGGAATCGTCGTCAGCTTCTCGACGCTCTCGGCCGAGCTGGTCGACGTGAACCACGCCGGCGAAGAGGCCGAGCAGATCGACTCGACCGACCAGGCGTCGACCAACGACTGGCGGACGTTCATCTCCGCGTTGAAGGACGCCGGCGAAGTGACGTTGGTCCTGGCCTTCGATCCCGACGCCACGATCCCCGCGCTGGGCACGGCCGACACGCTGGCGATCTCCTGGCCGACCGGCGCGACCAACGGGTTTTCTTGCAGCGCGAACCTCAGCAAGAAGGGCGAGGTGCAAGGTACGCTCGGCCAAAAGATGGTCGAGAGCATCACATTCAAGCTGACCGGCGAGCCCGACTGGGCGGACACCTAATCGGTCGCGTCGGATTGAATTCCCTACTACCACGAGGAAAGACTCATGACCGCTCACCCGCATGTCCTGCTCGTGCCGGCTGGCTCGGTCGACCCGGCCGAGGCGTCGCTTGTGTCGCTCGACGGAATCGACTGCCTGCTGATGTGGACCACGCCACGCCGGGCCCGACACTACGCCGCACGACTCAAGCGAGCGGAACCGGCCGGCGAGGACCTCGAACCGTTGGCCCTGGAGCCGGAGCAGGTCGCCGCCGTCCTGGGCGGCCTGGTCGGCAAGCCGATCGTCGTCGGCATCGACGCGGCCGATCCGGCCGGCCGGCCGAAGTACCGCGTCAAGCCGGCCGAGCTGCTCGGGCCGCTGACGACCACGCTCGGGCTGACGACGATCGAGCCGGAGCCGGAAGCGGAGCCCGAAGTCGAGCCGGAGCCGGAAGCGGAGCCCGAGTCCGACGAGGCAGTGAGCGATGAGCTATGAGCAGTGAGCCAGAGGGTTTGCTCATAGCTCACAGCTCATAGCCCGACGCTCGAAGCACGCGTTCAATCCGATTCCCTTATCACAGGAACCAAAACATGCCGGCAAACCAAGTTGCTCCACCGGCCGACGGCGAGGAGTTCGAGGACCAGATCGACACGCCGGATCTCGACGCGGCGACCGTGCGAGCGATCGACGACCAGGTGATCGAGCGGCTGTTCGTGCCCGAGTGGAAGGGCTGCGTTTACGTGCGCAACCTCTCCGGCCGCGAGCGCGACGCGTTCGAGGATGCGTCGATCACCGGCCGCGGCAAGGACCGCCGGCTGAACTTGCGAAACATCCGCGCGCGGCTGGTCGTCATGGCGACGTGCAACGCGGATGGAAAGGCCCTATTCCAAGAAAAAGATATCGGATGGCTCGGCGAGAAGAACGCGGCGCCGCTGGATCGGATCTTCGACGTGGCGCAACGGCTCAGCCGGATCTCCGATGACGACGTCGAGGAACTGGCAAAAAACTCCGAGAGCGACCCGAGCGACGATTTTGGTTCTTCCTAGCGCGCACGGTACTGCACTGCAGCGTGGCTGAGGCCCAGGCCCGGGTCGACAGCCGCGAGTTCGCCGAGTGGATGGCCATATTCAAGCTGTCGCCGTGGGGCGAAGAGCGGACCGAGTTGTCGCGGGGTCAACTCACGGCGATCGTCGCTAACTTCATGTCGGCCGCCGGGGCCGACGACCGGCGGCCGGACGATTACGTGCTGAAGTTCGACGCGTTGGAAGAGGACGAGGAGCCGACGCAGGAAGAGATCGACGAGAACGCCGCCCGGATCTGGGCCAAGCTGGAACGGGCGATCGGAGGTAAGCAGTGAGCCTTGAGCAGTGAGCAATGAGCCAGAGGGTCTTCCTCAATGCTCATAGCTCATCGCTCAAAGCCCGACGCTCGAAACCAGCCCCCCAACCGATTCCGTTGTCACGACAACCAAAATGGCCACGATCGGAAACTTGATAGTCAAGCTGACGGCGCACACGCAGCAGTTCACTTCGCGTATGGCGAAGGCGGGCCGCGGTGTGACGACGCTGCGCTCGAAGGTCTCGGGGCTGACCGGCAAGCTGGGCGGCCTGGGCGCGTTGTTGACCGGCGGGATGGTCGCCGGCGGGTTCGTGGCGATGGCCAAGAAGCAGATGGCGGCGATCGACGCCACTGCAAAGCTCTCCGACCGGATCGGCACGACGACCGAGGACCTGATCGGCCTGCGGCACGCGGCCGAGCTGACCGGCGCCGGTGCCGACGCTCTGGACGCGGGCCTGCAAACGATGGCCAAGCGGCTCGGAGAAGCGGCCCGAGGCGGCGGGGCGGCCAAGGCCGCGCTCGGGGAGTTGGGCCTCGACGCCGAACGCCTGGCCGCGATGAACCCGGCCGACGCCTTTCGGGAGATCGCCGAGCGGCTGCAGGGGATCGAGGAGCCGGGCAAGCGTGCCGCGATCGCGGCCAACATCTTCAGTAAGGCCAACATGAGCCTCTTGAACACGCTCGACCTGGGTAAGGACGGGCTGGCCGACGCGGCCGACGAGGCGGAGCGGCTCGGGCTGATGTACTCGCGACTCGACGCGGCCAAGGTCGAGGCGGCCAACGATTCGATGATGAAACTCGGCCGGTCGGTAGAGGGTCTCACGGCAAACGTCGTGGTCGACCTGGCCGACGACATCGAGATGCTGGCCGACGCCTGCACCGACCTGCTGCCGGCCGCCGCGCACGAGATCATCCGGGCGTTCAAGTACATGCAGCTCCAGGTCACCAAGGCCGTCGCCTGGATCGTGCAGGCAGAAGCCGAGCTTTTCAAGTCTCCGGCATGGGACGTGCTGCGGCAGTTCCAGCGCAACGGCATGACGGTCGGTCTTGCCGGCGCGCTGTTGCCGGGCGACCCAGGCATGGCGCCGTCCGAGGAGTTTGTGACCGCGTTCAGCGAGGATCTCGAGCGGACCATCAAGGACCTCGAGCGGCAACTGGCCGACTTCGACAAGCCGAAGGTTTTCGAGCCGCGCGAGCGCGATCTGAATGCGGCCGGCGGAGCCTCGGCCGCGCTGGCGCGTCGCCGGACCGGGCCCGACTTCGCGGCCGTCATGGAGCGCGGCAGCCGGGAGGCCTATTCGGCGATCATCCGCCACCGGTTCGGCGGCAACGATCCTCAGAAGAACGTCGAGCAGTTGGCCCGTCGCCAGGTCGACCAACTGGGCCGGGCCAACGGAATACTCGAGGAGATCCGCGACCGGCAGGGCGAAGGCGCGGAAGCCGCAAACCTGGGGAAATGATCCATGGCTGTCGTCGCCGTCTGGGAGAAAGTCGCCTCGCGCCGTAGCAACTACGGTGCGGACAACGCGCGGCAGTATTGGCGGACGTTCGTCGTGCTGGTCGACGATCCGAACGACGGCGACTACACGGTCCGCACGGCGACCGGTGTGCCGCGGATCGGCACGGCCTGGCAGATCGGCAGCGAGAGCGATCTGGGGGCCCCGGCCGCCAAGATCACGCCGCGACAGACCGACAAGTACGTCTGGGAGGTGACCGTCGAGTACGCGGCCGATCCGCCGGGCAGCCAGGACCCGGGCGACCTGCAGGAGAACCCGCTGCTGCGGCCGGCGGAGATCACCTGGGACAACGAGCCGTTTACCGAGATCGTCGAGTTCGAGACCGATTTCGACCGCACGCCGGTCCTCAATTCGCAGCACCGCCCCTACGATCCGCCGATCGAGCGGGAGGGCTCGCTGCTGTCGCTCACCATCGTCCGCAACGAGGCGGGGTTCGACACGTTCGACGCGGCCAGCGCGCTCAATCCGCCGGCGATCAATAAGGACCCGTTCTTCGGCGCGGAACCGTTCGTGGCCAAAATCACCCGCTACACGGGCGACTTGCAATACGAGAACGGGGTGCAGTTCTACTCGGTCACCAGGAAATTCGTGTTCAACCCGGAGAAGTGGGACAAGGTGGTTTTGGACACGGGCGTGGTCGCCGTGGAGGACGAGACCGGCACCTACACCGACCAGGTCCTCTTGGACGGCGAGGGCAAGGTACTCGACGACTACACCAAGCCCGTCTACCGCACGCACCGGATCTATATGCCGCGCTTCTTCGCGGCGTGGCGACTACCCTAGGAGTCCTTTACGATGGCAACGAGAATCGAAGGCGACCGTGTCTATTCCGACGACGTCACATTCCTAAAGGCACCGGCGATGCCCGAGGGCTCGATCGACGACGACATGATCGAGTCGGGAGCCGGGATCCAGGCCAGCAAGGTGGTCCACCAGATCGCCCTGCATCACGTCCAGGCCGACGGTTCGGACGTCGCCGCGGCCGTGGAGCTGGTCCACATCGCCCGGGGCGCCGGCGAGCTGCTGGCGGTCAGCGTGGTGGCCGACGCGGTCCCCGCCGGCGGCGACAAGGAGGTCTCGGTCGAGGTGAAGAAGAGCACCGGCGGCGCGGCCTTTGCGACGCTGCTGGACAGTGCCGTTACGCTCTCCAGCAGCGACACCGACCGCACGGTAAAGGACGCCACGGTCGCCAGCAGCAACGACTACGCGGCCGACGACGTGATCTCGATCGAGGTCAGCGTCTCCGGCTCGACCGGCAGCCAGGCCCAAGGGCTTTGCGTGACCGCCTGGGTCCGCGAGAACCCCGATTGAGCAGTGAGCTTTGAGCGATGAGCGACGAGCGGTTCTATCTCACCGGTGAAGACAAGGCGATCCTCCGCGAGTTGATCGCCGCCCATCGTGCGCGCCGCAACCGCAACCGGTTTCGGCGACGGGAACGGCAGGTCTTTCCCTATCGCCCCTTCGAGCTGACCAGCGACTTCACGCAAGACGAGACCGACGGGGAATGGACGGCGACCGCTAAGCGAGTCACGCTCCAGGAGGAGGCCTCCGAGAGCGACACGGACGTCTATCTGGTCGACGACGAGGCCGACGAGATCACGCTCTACGCGCCGATCACACCTCACGACGGCGACGACGGCCCGCCGCCGCCACCGTTTCGCGAAGGCGAGCGAGTCTACGCCGTCAACCGCGGCCGCTGGGAGATCGTCGACGAAGACTATCTCTGGATGCCCGGCAAGAACTTCGACCCGTCCGACAGTATCCCGGCGCACGGCATCTGTGACGTCAAGTCGATCTCGGTGACCGAGACGACCCGGGTGCCGCAACTCGGGATCTTGCCGCCCTACGAGACGAGCGGCTACGACTTCCCGCCGGACCGGCCGTTCGCCGTCAACGGGATCAACGCGGTCAACGGCCAATACACGTTCGGCCGCGTCTCCTACGCGACCGGCGTGCCCGTGCTGGCGTTGTACGACACGGACGCCGGCACGCCGGCCCTGGGCGAGACGTGGGGCCCGTACGGCGACGACTTCAAGCTCTACCCGGGTCTGCCGGGCTTTCGTGTCGTGGGCAACTACGACAGCGGCGACGGCCTGGTCTGGGTGATCTCCGACTACGCCGGCGGATCCTACTGGTGCAAGGCGATCGCCGACCCGAGCGGTTCGAGTCCTCGCACGGTCTCGGTCCGTCCGATGACCGGCCGCAACGGGAGCGTCTACGACGGCACGGGCGACTACCCGGCGATCAGCTTCGATCTGACGATGCCGGCCGTGCCCGACCAGTTCGACTGGAACATCCACGAAGACGACGAGTTCGCCTATCACTGCATCAGCGAGGGCGGCGGCCAGACGCCGGTCCCCGACTCGATGATGCTCGACGCGCCGATGGGGACGCTCCGGTTTCACAACAACTCGAGCATTCCGCCCGGCTGGAGCCTGATCGGCAACGCCACGTCGATCGTGGCCCACTACGACGGCAGCAACTCATTGAGCCTCAGCCAGGGGACCGGTGCCGCGGTCAACGTCGTGCAGTACCGGATGATCGTCCGCGACAGCGGGAACTAGCGGGCCGGCAGATTGCCGGCCGAATTCGACCCGGCGATCAGCAGGCCGATCAGTACGGCGATCACCAGGCAGAGCAGCATCGCGACGGAGCCGGTCGACCAGGACGGCTTGGCCGCCGGCTGGCCGCAGTGCTGGCAGAGGAATTGCGGCTTCGAGAACCACTCGTTGATCACCGCGTGCAGGATCCACACGGGCAGCCAGAATCCGCACAGCAGGAGCGTCACGAGCAGGTGGAGCGTGTGCGGGACGTCGTAGGTCTGCCTGGCGTGCAGCGTCGGCCGTCGGCACCGCTCACAGAAGATCTGGGCCTGCTCGTAAGCCATCTCGCTATTCTCCCCAACCGAAGATCGAGCAGATCAACCGCAGCACGAGCAGCAGGGCGACGCAGACGGCGGCCAGAGCGAGCCGCTGGCAGATCTCCGTCGGCTGGTAGTCGTATCGCATCGCTCGATCCATTTCGCGCGAAATGCCCCACGGCCCCCACGATACCACCCGCGACGGCCGCGTGCAAATCCCCGGCATAATTCTCGGCATAATTGCCAGCACAATCGGCACGTTCCGCGCGGCCGGAACCCCCGAACACCGGGCAGTCGGTCCGGTGCATCTACCGGACGAAACCCCCCTGTACCGGACGAAAACCCCGAGCACCGGACAATCGGTCCGGTGCATCTACCGGACGAAACCCCCCTGCACCGGACGAAAACCCCGAGCACCGGACCACCCGTCCGGTGGATACTGCGGAATCATAATCCGCGTGTCCGGGGTTCGAGTCCCTGCGCCGCTACTTGCCCCTGGCAGAGGAGTTACGACAGCCGGGGGGGAGGCAGTGGTGCGGAACCATAATCCGCACGTGGCGAGATAGTCAAGCCAGATAACAAGGAGGGTGTTTATGTCGAACGATCCAGGCCAGACGCCGACGCCGGCTCAACCGCAGGCACCGCCGCCGCCGCCCCCGTCGGAAACGACGCGGAGCGACGACCCTGACGACCTATCCCGAGCCGTGCCACGAGAAGACCTCAGCACGGGATGACCGCCAGCAGCAGGACGCCCAGGCAGAAGAGCCAACTTGCGATGTAGATCCGCCGGGCCTTCCAGTCGAGCACCACGCGGTGCTGCTGGACGGTGCGGTGAAGCGAGGCGGCGAGCCAGGCCGTTGGGTTGTCAGTCAGGTGGGCCGACTCCAGGACGACGCGAATCGACGCCTGGGCCGGTCGTCGCATCGGCGTGCGGGCGATCGTCGCGACGATCATCGTCAGCAGGAAACAAACGAGAGACCAGACCATCGACCAGACGGAGATTTCGGCGTACCGGGCGAACCCGATCAGCAGCGTGGCCAGCAGGCCCGCAGCTCGCAGCAGATCGGCCGCCTTGCCATCGAGCACGTCGGACCGAGGGAGAAACTCATCGTAGACCCGCCGGGCATGGTCCAAGGCGAACTCACCGCGGGCCTCGGCCGGCGGGCGATACGATCCGACCCAGGCCTCCTGCTCCTGGCAGGCGGGAACCTCGGACGCGGGAGGCGGACAGAACAACGACATGAACCAGGCTTTCATCGGCGGAACTCCTTTCACTGCTTAGTGTACGGCCGCCGACGACGCCTGAAAAGATACAGGGCGATTGCGAGGTTCCGCGTGTCGTGAGGCACGTGGGGGCATTTCTCACACCGGCTCTTTCCGGCGCGGAAGCATTTGGCCTATGACAAACCTCGCAGTCGCTCTTTGAAGCTGAACAACTGAATACAAGGCGATCACGAGGTGCCGCGTGTCGTGAGGCACGTGGGGGCATTTTCTCAAGCCGGCTCTTTCCGGCGCGGAGCGTTCGGCCTACAACACACCTCGTGGTCGCTCTTTGATGCTGAACAACTGAATACAAGGCGACTACGAGGTTCCGCGTGTCGTGAGGCACGTGGGGGCATTTCTCACACCGGCTCTTTCCGGCGCGGAAACATTTGGCCTCTAACAAACCTCGTAGTCGCTCCTTGAATCACTGATTTCGCAAAACCCTCTCGCCAGTGGGGCGTGAAGGGTTTGCTCATTTCTTGGCGAAACCACAATATGTAGTGGTTGCGCCTGCCGTCGACCACAAAATAGCGACTTCCCGTTGACGGCTTCCCGGGAGTTGCTAACTTGGCGGGCGTGATTACTAAATGCTCCCGCCGACTCAGCCTCTTGGCCTGAACTCGCCCGGTCCTTCGACTGGCGATTCTCTCGGGCTCTGACGGCCGCGGCCGTGCGGAAGCGCGGTCGGGGTAGGGACGACCTAGTACCGGCCTAACCAGAGCCTTTTCCCATGCACTTGCGGCGGCTGCCGTGCGCGTCTTTTTCCGCGCGCTCGGCAGCTTGCCGGGTGCTCGGGGTATGCACGAAAGGAACGCACGCATGCCAGAGACGACGATTGAGCTGATCGACCGGATGATCGAGAGCGCGGTCGGGCGATTCCGCGAAGAACTCAAGAAGGCGCTCAGGGAGCTGCGAAGCGAGCCGCGGGAGGACAGGGCGGCCGCCCCGGAGCAAGCCGACGCGAGCGGTGAAACTCCCGGCGACGAAGCCACGCCGACGGCCAAGGAGGCGGTCACCGAGCTCGCCGACATGGCCGACAAGGCCGTTCTCACGCTGGCTAACGCAGCCGAACAAATGGTCGCGATTCACGAGCAAATCCTGCGGAAGGCGATCATCGTCGAGCAGCACCTTGACGATCGACGCAGGATGAGCAAGGCGCTGCAGTTGATCGCGCAGCCGAGAGACGACGCCCAACCAGTGATGTGGGGCCTCTGGTCCCGCGGGGTCGCGCGGGCCGCGCTCCTCGGGGACGAGGAGCATTTGGCGCGCGTGTTCAAAGCCGTGGCCAAGCACGCTGCGGCGAGAGAGGAGGCGACCGATGCATGAGGTTGCCCAATTCAATCCATCGCTCGACGGGGTGGCCGTGGCTCGTGCCGTCCGGTCGCGTAATCGCCAACGCCGGACCATGGCGCGAGCACTAAAACTGATCGCCAAGTCGAGCCTGCACCAGTTTTTCGACGACCCGATCAACTGGGGCCA